ACTTCGACGCTCTCGACCCCTATGTACGCGAAGCCGCGGACAACGATCCCGAACTATTCGCCGAAATGCTCTGCACGGACGAAGGGATCTCAAAACTCAAGGCCGCCGGCCTTACTATCTCCGAAGAGGATATTTCCTCCCCCCCCCGAAGGAATTGGGGAGGAAAAATCCGCTCCTACTCCGGCTCCTGAACCGGAACCACCAAGCCAGTGACTACTTGTCTTACTGGCACAGATTGACTAGAACTAACAACCTCCCGGCTAAACCCCTTCTACACTTAAGAAAAGAGGCCCTCAATGAGACGACGCAAACTCAACCGCCGATCCTCCCGCAAAAACTACCGAAAGGGTTCCCGAGTCAAATCAAAAAACCTCAAATCCCGACCTATGCGGGGTGGATGGCGACTCTAAAAGCAATGCCCTGCACGCGTCCGATCCTGGCCTACTCCTCCCCGGGAGAAACCATTCAATCTGTCACAACTAAAACCCAATATCCAAACGATCTAAGCTACAATCTCACGCGCTGGACCTGTGGCAAATGCCCAGACTGCAAAGCCGCGAAAGCTAGGGACTGGGGAATACGAATTGGCCACCACGCCGAACACCTCGAAGAACAAGGCATTCCTTCGAGTTACGTCACGCTCACGTACAATGAGAAGAGCCTCCCCCACGGCGCTACTCTCCTCCCGTCCGACATCGTTAAAACCTTCAAAACTCTCCGCAACGACGGAAAATCCTTCAAATACTTCCAATGCGGCGAATACGGTGAAGAATTTCTACGACCGCACCATCACGTCATCTTCCTGGGAGAAGCGTTCACAAGCGATAGGAAACTCGCTCGTACGCGGCATGGCCGTCCGATCTGGTCTTCAGATCAACTCTCCCGGGCCTGGCCCCATGGAAATCACGAAATCGAAACCGTCAACTTCGCTGCAGGCTGCTACGTGGCCGGATACACTACGAAAAAGCTTCACTCTCAGCCAATTGAGCGTACTGATCCAGCGACAGGCGAAACCTGGGACGTTCTGCCTAGCTACATCACAATGTCCAAAGGCATCGGAACCGACTGGTTCAATAAATACTCCGACGACATATATCCGCACGATTTCGTCCAACTCAATGACGAAAAGACTGCAAGACCGCCTACTTGGTACGACCACCTGCACTCTCTGCGAGACCCTGAATCCTGGAAAGCCATTCAAGATTCCCGCAAATCCTTTGCTGACCAACACTCCCGCTCCTGGCAGGATCTAAGAAACTGTGAATACGTCACCCAAAAAAAGCAGGACGCGAAAACCCGTGAACCTGTCGACACGTGAGCACTATCTCACTATCATCTTCCTCATCACCGCCCTCGCTGCTGAGGCCATCATCGACCACCTGCTCAGGACCCAATGAACAACAACGTCTCGCTCTTCACCATCAACGACCTCAAGGCAGACCTCTTCACTGCCCCCTTCAACTCTGCGAATGTTGCGACTGCTATTCGCGAGTTCACCGAAATGGTCAATACCCCCGACCACCAATTCAACAAATATGCCGACGACTACTCCCTCTGGAGCGTCGGAACCTTCGACCGATCTACTGGAGCTCTATCCACCAATCCCGTCACCAAAATCTGTGAAGCGAAAGAAGTAAAAAATGAAGCATAAGCGCACGACTGCCGGCAAAAACCGCAATCAGTCCCACTTCTCTCGCATTCCCTCCGCGGACATTCCGCGCTCCACGTTCGACCGCTCCTTCGGTCTGAAAACTACATTCAACTCCGGCGACCTGGTGCCCATCCTCGTAGACGAAGGTCTACCCGGCGACACCTTCAGCTGCGCCGTCAACTCATTCATCCGTATGGGCACAATCCTCCATCCCATCATGGACAATCAGCACGCCGACTACTTCTTCTTTGCCGTCCCCTACCGTCTCGTCTGGGAAAACTGGGCTCGCTTCATGGGCGAGGAGGACTCTCCCGCTGGCGGCCTCGGCAACACCTTCCTCATCCCTCAAAGCCAATCCGGCTCTGGGCTCGAAAACGGTGACCTACATGACCACATGGGAATCCCTCCTGGCATCGCGGATCTCAACTTCTCCGCTCTCCCGCAACGCGCAATCTCGCTTATCTGGAACGAATGGTTTCGTGACGAAAACCTCCAAGAAAAAGCACAATTCGACTTCGGAGATGGACCCGACGATTCCAATCTTTACGCAACGCTACTCAAGCGGGGCAAACGTCACGACTACTTTACTTCGTGTCTTCCCTGGCCTTCCAAAGGCCCGCCCGTAGGGCTCGGCCTCGGCGACACCGCACCTCTCGCCGGAGCTGCCTTCGTAGACTCCGGCTCTGCCCCGCCTAACTTCCTCGCCTCCGTAGGCGCTGGCGGCGCCCATGAGCTCGAAGTCGCTCAAGACTCCGATATCGTCGAATGGGATGTGGGGGGCAACAACAATAACTTCTACGGCGAACTATCCTGGGGCGACCGCACCAGCCTCTACGCCGATCTCTCTCAGGAATTCGGGGGCACCGGCCTTGGGCCGCCCCGAGTCGATCTCTCCGGGGCCGATTCCATCACCATCAACAATATGCGTCTCGCATTCCAGCTGCAGCGCCTCTATGAGCGCGACGCACGCGGCGGCACGCGACTGACGGAAGTCATCAAAGCCCACTTCGGGGTCTCCTCCCCCGACGCCCGCCTACAACGCCCCGAGTACATCGGGGGCTCTCACCACACCATCTCCGTCAATCCCATCGCCAACACTGCCGGCGACCCTCAGGGCGCGCAGGAATCTCACGTAGGCGACCTCGGTGCATACGTCACCGGAACACACGGCGGGAACCGCTGGACTCACTCACTGACGGAACACTGCATCATCATCGGTCTGCTCTCCATCCGAGCCGACCTCAACTATCAGCAAGGCCTACACCGAATGTGGACGCGGCGTGAACGCTTCGATCACTACTTCCCCGCGCTCCAATCCATCGGTGAGCAAGCTGTCCTGTCTCAAGAAATCTACGCTGACGGCTCCGAAGACGACCAAACCGTCTGGGGCTACCAGGAAGCATGGGCGGAATACCGCTACAAGCCCTCTATGATCTCCGGCCAATTTCGCTCCTCCTTCGCACAAAGCCTCGATACCTGGCATCTTGCCCAAGAATTCGAGGACCGACCACTACTTAACGCCGAATTCATTGAGGAGAATCCCCCTGTGGAACGCGTCGTAGCCGTTCCTTCTGAGCCGATCTGGCTCGGGGATTTCTGGTTCGACTACAAAGTCACCCGTCCCATGCCGACGTACTCAGTACCCGGCTACATCGACCACTTCTAATGGGCGAATCCTTCGTCATGTTCCTAATCCTCTGCGTGATCTACCACTATGGCCGGTGAAGAGGCCCTCATAGGGGCCCTCGGCAACATCGTAGGCACCGGCATGACCGCGGCTCTGTCCGCGAACGAAGCCAAAAAACAACGCTCCTGGGCTCAATTCATGAGCTCCACCGCGTATCAGCGCGGCATGGCCGACATGAAACTGGCCGGCCTAAATCCTATCCTCGCCTACAAACAAGGGGGCGCATCGTCCCCCACCGGCAGCATGGCCCCCATGCCTAACTTTGGCGCCGGCATCTCTCAAGGCATGTCCGCTGGCGCTGCAGTCAACCAGGCGACCTCCGCGGGCAATCTCCGCGAACAACAAGGCAAAGTCGCTGGCTCTCAAGTCGGACTCAATACCGCAAACGAAGTCCTGGCTGGCAAGCAAGGCGCACTCTCCGACGCCAACAAAATCAACGTCGAAGCCAACACCGCAAAAACCGCTGCGGAAGAATCTCGACTCCAAACTCAAAACGCCCTCCTAGAGGCGCAAATGCCCGAGGCACTCCTCAAGGAAGCCTACGCAAAATCCTTCATCGGCTCCAAACTCATCCAATGGGGCCCGGCTATCTCCTCCGCACGAGACCTCGCTGTCGGAGCCGCCGGACTGCGCTTCGGCCTGGGCAAAGGCGCTGGCGCCATCGCTCCCGCCGCCCGAGGCGGCGCCGAACGCACCATCACCAAAGGCTCCCGCCTCCTCGACCGAGCTCGAGGTACCAAACTCCCGGCCTCCATGACCAAAGCAGGCCGCGCCCAAGCGGAACGCCTGCGCATCATTCGAAAGAAAACCCGATGAGACACATCCGCGACTTCATCTCCGTCAAAACACCTGTGGGCACTACCCGGCACACGAAACAATCCTTCAAGGATCAGTGCACTGTCTCCAAAATCGTCAAACGATTCGCCATAACCGGGCAAATGCCGCTCAACGCTCGGCAACCCACCTACGGCGACTTCTCTGGAGCAACGGACCTCCATACCGCAATGAACCTCGTGCTCTCAGCACAGAACGACTTCGACGCTCTCGACCCCTATGTACGCGAAGCCGCGGACAACGATCCCGAACTATTCGCCGAAATGCTCTGCACGGACGAAGGGATCTCAAAACTCAAGGCCGCCGGCCTTACTATCTCCGAAGAGGATATTTCCTCCCCCC